TGAGGCAGGAACTTGAGGAATTAATAAAATTGAATGGAGACGGATTTATCTTTTCTGATGACGGCGGTAAAACGCCAGTTACTACTAACCGTATTAACAGGCAGTTTGATCGTGCTTTAGAACGCATTGGAATTAGCCATGAAGAAAAGATGAAAAGGAATTTATCATTTCATGCTTGGCGGCATTTTTTCAACACTCTTTTGAGAATGTCAAATGTTGCTGACAGCAAGGTTCAGTCTGTAACCGGGCATAGATCAATGAGAATGACTGAACACTACACCCATTTTGACACTCGCAAGTTTACCGAAATAAGGGACGTACAGGCAGAATTACTGACATATAAAAAACCGGATAAACCCATTGTAAAAACCGGAAATAGGAAAAAAAGGTCTGCATAAGCTAAAATCTACAGAATTTTAAGCCGTTTCCGGTGTTAATTGGAAACGGCTTTTTTTACGGATATACACCATTTGATTTATATCTTTTATTTACAAATGAAACCAAATATTTATTCATGGAAATCAATCTTGATGAATATTTTGATTATTACGGCTTATCGGAATTTTTAAAAATACCCATTGGCTCATTACGCCATAGGGTAAAGAAAGAAAAAATACCTCATTTCAAAATTGGACGCAGTATAAGGTTTTCTAAACAGCAAATTTTATTATGGGTTAATGAATATAAACAGGAAGGAAATCAGACAGAGATAAAAGAAATTGGAAGTGAATTATATCCGGTTAGCGGAGATAGTGAATGATCGATTTTGATAAAACTATTAATGAAGTTAAAACAGAGATTTTACCTTTTGAAAGTTGGGAAAGTCTTGCAGGAGAAAGCGCACCTGCTTTTCACGCTTTCTGTGCATATCGTGATTTAAGTTATGAAAGAAATATTCGTAAAGCTGTTGAAAGTGTAGAAAACAATCCTGTTCTTCAAACAAAGAAATACAGAGTTTGGCGGAGTTGGGCTGTTCAATTCCGCTGGAAAGAAAGAGCCGCAGATTATGACCGCTATATGGAGAAACTGAAACAGGGCGAATTAAGAAAAACAATCGAAGCGCAGGGAGAAATGCACCGACAGGTTACTGGGAAAATGCTTGAGGTTGTTAAAAAGAAACTCGATACGATGAACCCTGATGAGCTTTCACAGGGAAATGTAACAGAATGGGTTAATACAGCGATTAAAACAGAAAGAGAGATTGCAGGAATAGTTTCACCTAACGGAAAGACAGAACATAAGCAAGGCGAATTAAACTTTGTTACGGATTTTCAGGGGCTTTGATTATGAATACTGCGGTTGTTTTTAAGCCTACGGCAATACAGAGGAAAGCTCTTGCGCTTCTTAAAAGCGGAGCTAAACATATATTGCTTTTCGGCGGCTCTCGTTCTGGAAAAACAACCGTTCTTGTAATGGCGATTATATTCCGTGCTTTGCAGTATGCTGGCAGCCGTCATTTGATTTGCCGTTACAGAGCAAAGGACGCTCGTTCTTCTGTCTTACGGGAAACCTTAATCCCATTGCTGAATAACACAATAGGAAAAACCGCTTATTCGTATTTAGCGCATGAAAGCATGATTACGCTTTACAATGGCTCTGAAATTTGGATTGGAGGTTTGGGAGATAAAGAGCAGGCTGACAAGATACTTGGTCACGAGTATAACACGATTTACTTTAATGAAATTTCACAATTAGGTTATTCCGCAGTAACTACGGCGTATTCAAGGCTTGCTATGCGTGTTCAAGGCTGCAGAAATTTATTTTTATACGACTGCAATCCGGGAAGTCCTTTGCATTGGGCTTATAAAGTTTTTGTTTTGAAAAAAATGTTTATGACCGGAGAGCCGTTAGAAAAACCGGAGCTTTACGCTTCTATGCTTCTTAACCCCGAAGATAATCAAGAAAATCTGCCGGAAGATTATATCGCCGATATTCTTGACGTTCTTCCTGAAAAACAGAAAGCGAGGTTTAGGGACGGTCTTTGGGTAAAAGCCGAAGGCGTTATCTATGACAAGTTTGACGAAACGATGATCGTCAAAGCTGATGATTTACCGAAACAATTTGACAGATACGCTGCCGGGCAGGATTTCGGGCTGAATATTACTTTTGTGAAAATCGGCTGGCTCGGCGATGTGATTTATGTTTTATGCGACTACGGCGCATTCAATATGACTACTCAATCTTTTAATGATGAGCTGCAAGCCCGTAAATATTTTGATGACAGCTTTCCTGTTTATTGCGATCCTGCCGGAGGCGAACGGATACAAGAGATAACTGGAGGTACTAAAGCGAATAATTCTGTTGAAAGCGGTATTGATTTTATTAACGCAAAAATTGAACGTAAGCAATTTTATGTTTGTGAAAAATGTACCGGAGTGCTTTCGGAGATTTGGGATTACTGCAGAAATGAAAGCGGAGAGATTGTAAAAGTAAATGATCATTATTTAGACGCTTTGCGTTATGCGATATTCAGCGATGTTCAGTACGGAGTAATCCTAGCATGAATATCTTACAGCGACTATTTAACCGCCAACAGCGAACAAAAGGCAATGGTACGTTAGGTGAAACTAATAATGAACAAAATCTTTTTTCCTTGACTTCTGATGAAGATTTTACTATATTTAATAATATACAACAAAGTGAGAATTCCTACTCACTTAATGCTTGGGTCAATATCGCTGTTAATATCCTAATACGAAATATTGCTCGTGCTGATTTTACCATAAAAAATGACGGAGAAGATATTGAAAGCGGAAAAATATTTGATTTATTCAGAAAACCGAATTCAAATTTAAGCCGTTACGATCTTTGGAAAGAAACCGCCGCATGGTGGCACTTGGAGGGTGAAGCCTTTTGGTGGTTCGGTTCTGATTATTCAGGCGGTATTCCTAAAGAAATTTTTATTCTTGATCCGCGTAAAATGCGCCATGAAGGTGAACTATACGGCGGATTAGATTTTTCTTATCGTCATATTCCACGCCGCTGGTTTTACCATTGCGGTACGGAATTAATACCTATACTTTCCGATGAGCTTATACATTTCCGTGAATGGAATCCTTATAATCCTGTTCGTGGGATAAATCCTCTGTATTCTCTTTCATTGGAACTTGAACAGGATTATTTTGCTAATAAAGCTAATTCTCAATTATTAAAAAATAACGCTATTCCTCAAGGGATATTAAAGACTGAACAAACACTTAGACCGGAAGAAGCCGACCAGCTTGAACGGCGTTGGGAAAGCAAGTACGGAGCGGTCAAAGCCGGAAGAAAGATTGCTGTTCTTGGTAAAGGTACTGAATTCAAGCCTGTAACTTTCAGTCCTGATGTAATAAAACTTTTTGAATTAAAACGCTGGAACTTATATACGATACTTGCGAAATACGGTATTCCGCCGAGAGTTGCGAATATTAACGATAAATCTACATCTCTTTCCGGTAAGGATACTGCAGAACAGCACAGCGCATTTTGGAAATACACGCTTATTCCAATATTGAAACAGTTTGAACAGATACTTGAAAGCCAGTTTTTTATCCGCTTTGGAATAAAAGAGCGAGGTGTTTTTGATTTGTGGGATATTCCTGAATTGCAGGAGAGCGAAGATCAGCAGAGTAAGAGGGATATAGCGGAAATAAACGCAGGGCTAAAAACGATTAACGATGTTTTAAGAGAACGTGGAAAAGAATTAAAACCGTGGGGTGATACTTGGTATAGACCTAAAAACCTTATTCCTATTGACAGCGGAGCGGTAGATGTGGAATAGCGTTATTATTGCAAGTAACGCTTCTTTCCTTGCTGACGCTTTGCGGGAAAAATTGTCTGATGTTTCATTTAAGGTTTTCATTGCTACAAATGAAAATGAATTGAATGAAAAAATGAAATCACATTATCCTCGATATATTTTCCTTGAGAATTGTTTTTTCGGTATAGCAACTGATATTTTTATTCAAGGGATTGTAAAGCGTAACAGTAACATAAGGATTGCGGTCTGGACTGTTTCTGAAATAAAACCTTTTATAGCGGCAAGGTATATAGTCGCTGGAGCGGAAAGTTTTTTCTCATTACGTGATACTTGTAGGAATATTGAAACAATTATTAATCAAATTGCGGAAGGGCGGCATTACTGCCCTGCCAATGTTGAAATGCTGCTTGAAAAAGAAAACTTTAATCCTGAAATAAATATTAATTTTACTAATAGAGAACTTCAGATAATTAAACATTTAGCTTCCGGGAAAGATTATTTAGAGATTAGTCAATGTTTATCTTTGAGCATTAATACAATTATTTATCATAAAAATAATATCTTAAGAAAAATTGGTATTAAGAAAAATATAGATATTTTACGGTATACGCTTTTACAAGAAATCATTCAAAAAGAAGATCTTGAATAAAAAAACAAGGAGTGTTTATGGTTGTAAAAACAAAAGACGGTCAATTCCATTCGGGCAATATACCTGTTTTGCTTGATTATCTTGGAATTAAGAAGGAAACTGCTGGCGTTCAAAAGCTCACCGGAGATGTGGAATTAATTGCATCTGTTCCGTTTCAGCTAACAGTTGACAATGAAAATGGGTATCTATGGACGCTTTCCACTTTTGATCTTGACAGGTTCGGCGAAAGAATTGATCCGGCTGGTTGGGATTTTAAGAGATATATGGAAAATCCGGTTGTCGAATGGGCGCATAGATACGATATTCCGGCAATAGGAAAAATTGAAAGTCTTACTGTTGATAATGACGGGCTGCATGGGTTTGTGATTTTCAATGACAAAGAGTATGACCCGTTTGGCTGGGCGATTGGGCAGCGTGTTAAGAACGGAATAATCCGTGCTGGTTCAGTTGGTTTCCGTGTTGTTGAAATTGAAATTCCGTCTAAAGAGGATGCGCCAAATGGCGGTAAAGACGGAACATCTTTAATCTTCCGTAAGCAAGAACTTTTAGAATTCTCAATTTGTAATGTTCCGGCTAATCCCTTTGCGCTGGCGAAAGTGAATGAAACTGAAACACCGGAAATTAACAATCAATTAAACCAATCCTTTTGGAGTGGATTAATAAATAATTTTTAAGGAGTAACTAATGGCTAATGAACAGCTAGAGGCGGTTAAAAAACAATTATCCGCAATGAAGAAAATCGAGCTGACAGGGTTTACTAACACTGAAACCGCTACAGCTTATTTTCAGGAAAAGGAAATGATACTCGAAGGTATTGTAAAAACTCTTGAGACTTTTACGGTGCAGGATACTTCCGAAGTTGAGGCATTAAAAAGCACTGTTAAATCTTTGAGAGAAGAAATCAAGGTGCAGGTTAAATGCCCTCATGAGTTAAGCCGTAGAGAGCTTTTGTATAATCTCGGCAAGGGTATTTCTGCGGCTTGGTCGGGCAATCATAAGGTACTGGCTGATCTTGCGTTTTCACCTAACAACAAAAGCGAAAACTGGACTAACCCGAAGGATATTTCTTGGGGTGAAAAAGGCTGGATTAACAAGGCTGCACTCGGCGAGCCTATGGGAAACATGGCGACAAATGAACAGTACCTTATCAATCCGATTTATGAAACTGAAATCATGCAAGACGCCGCCAAAAAATCCGTGATGATGAATTTAGTCCGGCATAGACCGATGACTGGTTCATCAATAATGCTCCCTACAAGGGACAGGGGCGGCGTTCAGCTAAAATGGCTCACTCAATACGGACAGAAAATTGAAGGCAGTAAGCCGAAGGGTGCGGAGCGTGTAGAACTCAAGGCATATACTCTGGCTGGCTATATCCCGTGGTTTGACGAATTTGAAGAAGATGTCTTTGTCGATTTAGGGGCAATGTTCATTGACGAGTTTATTGAGACTTACGGACAGGAGTTTGACCGACAGTGCTTGTTAGCTGACGATGACCCTTTCACTGGGGCTATGGTTTGCGAAGGCGTTACTGAAGTTTCTATCAAAGGGAATACTATCAATGATTTAACTTGGAAAGATTTTAGGGACGCTGTTTATAAAGTGCCGGCAGAAGAACGGAAGGATTGCGCTTGGTTTATCAATGAAACTGTACTCAATCATATTTCTAACATTGAAGATACTACGGGTCGTCCGATTTGGCGGCATCCGACAGAGGCAATGCCGGGTCGGCTGGATTTGTACCCTTATCATGAGGTATCAATCCTTCCTCAATTTGCGGACATCGGAGCGAATGAAATATTCGCTATTTTTATGAACCCGAAAAGAATACAGCATGGTAACAGAAAGGGTATCGAGTTAAAACGGTTTGACCAGACTACAGAAAGTCTTGAATATGGTGAGTTGTTTTTACGTTTCCGAAAACGAGACGGCTTTTTGGTTACCCGTCCTAAAGGGAATATGGTCGTATTAAAAACCAAAACGTCAAGTTAAAACTACTGTCAAGTTTTTATACGGCTTTTCTGTTAGCTGAATAGCTAAATGATGTTTGAAATTATCAGGGAAGGATTTCTAATTATGGTTAATCAGCCGTCCGGCTATAAAAATGGCATCCATGCCATTTTTATAGCTTGGAGTTTTTACTTAGTAAAAACTCCATTAAATTTTGAAAAGCGGCATCCGTGCCGCAAAAAAAACCGGACGGCTTCTTTTAATTAACATATAAAAATAATATTTGTAGATAAACAGGCAGGAGAAGTAACATAAAATTTTGAAATAAAATTCTAGCCGTACTACCGAAAAAAGTAACATCAGAGAGAAAATGTCGGCGTAACTTCTTAAACAATAGCAAAAAAAGCGTATTTTAAATTGCCGAGTATTTTACATACAACTCTGCCGCTTGCTTCCCCCTTCTTTACCTTTTTCTGAATATCTCATTTAAAAAATATTACACGGTAAAACAGTGGAATAACGATCAATATATTTCAATTATCAGATGATGAATGGGAAAAACTAAGGTCGCAATTTGCGACTTTAAAAAATCCTCTAGCTATTGTAATTTCTCCCTTTTTATGCTATTGTTCATTTTATGAGCATTACCCAAACTGTAGATGTCCCTGATAACCATCGACTGACAATTGAAGTGCCTTGCGAAATTCCAGCAGGTCCGGTCATTCTTACCTTTACCCCTTGCAACAAAAACAAAAGCGAATTTGAGGACTTACTTTCAGTTTCCAATAGCACGCTGGATTTTTGGGATAATGAAGACGATGAGATTTGGAACAATGTTTGAGCAAGGCGATATTTTGTTAATTCCTGTTCCGTTTTCGAATTTAACCTCTGTTAAGAAAAGACCTGTACTTGTGTTGTCCAACAATACGCATAATTCGTCAAGCAGAGATATTATTGTTGTTGCCATTACATCCAACCTTACACAAAAAGGAATAGAAATTTCAAATAATAATTTGACAGACGGTTTTTTGCCAAAGAAGTCTATTATCAAGGTCGATAAAGTTTATACATTGGAAGCCGGCATAGCCATTAAAAAAATCGGCAAGATTAGCAAAGATATTTTGTTAAATGTATATAATGACTTCGTGAAAATTATTTCCCCATAAGTTAAAAAAAAACCCCGCCTTTCCGGGCGGGGTTTTTCTACGCAAAGGGCGGTGTTAGAACTTTAACGCCAGTCCGAGAGCCGCGATTGTTATCGGGCTGTAACCGACTTCCACATATATTCCGATATTGTCGGTAAAGAAATACCGGGCGCCGACATTGACGGCATAGCCGAACGTGCTGTAGTCGGTATCAGAGTTACTCCAAACGGCGGAGTACTCATGTTTTACATTCCATACGAGCCAGCCCAGGAAAACGCCGGCATAGGCGTCGAGTCTTTCCACGCCGAAGTTCACATGCCAGGCGGCTTTGGCGCCGAACATCATCGCCAATTCACTGTCTGTCCGTTTGTAGCCAGAATAGCTAAATTCCTCTTTACCTGCGGCAACAGAGAAAGCCGCGCCGACCGATAAAGGAATACCCTCAATAGGCAGGCAGTACATGATATTGGCCTCAAGCGGCGGCAACGTCATCTTTGTGTAAACAGGAAATAACCCGAAACCTACCCCGACGTTGACGAAGATCGTGGTGCCTTCAATCCCCGGGGCGTAGCTGGTAAACATATCCTGCGCGAAAACCCCTCCCGTAACAAGCGCTACGAGAACCAAAACTAAAATCATTTTCTTTGCCATAATTTTCTCCTTACTTGGCATAAGATTTACATAACCCCTTTGGGGTTGTGCACTGTTCCTCAAACCCTCCCATACGAAAAACACGTATTTTATAGG